ATGATGTGAGTCCAGTCGAGCCCCTGGTTGAGCGCCGTCTTCAAGAGAAACTCATAGTGAAAGTCCATCTTACTATCGATGGGTGTCTTGCGCCCTGTCATCATCTCGCGCATCTCTCCCATTGAGATTGGCTCTCGCGACGGTAGATAGAAGACGTGACCTTCTACATCCTTGCCGCGACGACCGGCTCGCCCCGCCATCTGAATGTACTCATCTGTGCGCAGAAGACGAAGACCGTGACAGTCGTCGCTGTACTTCTGGAGATCGGTGAAGACAACAGTCTTTGTGGGCATATTGATGCCGACAGCGAAAGTCTCCGTGGCAAAGAGGAGCTTGATGAGTCCCTTACCGAATAGAATCTCTACAATTTCACGCAGAACGGGAAGAAGACCGCTGTGGTGAAAGGCGATACCCTTCATGAGAAGAGCCTTGAGCGTATGAGCCTGTGGCATCTGTTCAAGTTCTGTGTACCGATGAAGATGAAACTTCCAGATATGATCAATTGCCGCACCCTCAGATGACGTGATGAGTGTGGAAGTAATTCGCTTCGCATAGGCTTCGCAGTCCTTGCGTGAGAAGATGAAGAAGAGCGCGGGGAGAAGACCCTTTCGCTCGAGCAGTTCCACAGTGCTATTCATCTGGTGAATGAAAGATGTGAGACCGCCACCCTTGACAACAGGATCCTCATAACCGCCCGCGCGCCGTCCAGACACTGCCTTCTCATGATCTTTCTGTTCCTTCTTCTTTCCCTCTCTCCACTGTAGCCAGCCAGTGTAGACCTCTCCATTGAAGACATCACGTGAATCCATGATGACTCGGCTCGCATCGCCTACAAGAACCTGGTGAATGAGTGGAACAATGCGGTACTGCGTGCTAATCAAGTGAATGGGTACCTTCTTGATATCGCCGAGCCACTGCGCAAAGAGTTCAGGCTTGTCAATAGTGGCTGACAGAAGTACAAGCTGAACGGCGGGATCGAGAAGAATGAAGCACTCCTCCCAGACCTTGCCGCGCTCTCTGTCATTGATATAGTGGCATTCATCAAAGACGACTGCGCCGAGATTGTCCATGGACACCAAAGAAGAGAGTCCAAGTGACGCCGTTGCTGTGTTCTCCTTGTACAACATGTTCTTGAGAATCTCTGTCGTCATGATGACAACCTGCGCATCAGGGCGGAACTTGATATCGCCCGTGAGAATTCCTACAGAAGGAAACATCGCCTTCAGATCATGGAACTTCTGATTAGATAGCGACTTAATGGGTGTTGTGTAGAAGACACGCTTACCTGCCTTGAGAGCACGAGCAATCGCATACTCGCCAACGAGGGTCTTACCTGAGCCTGTCTTCGCCGTGACGAGGACATTGTGTGACTTCTCCATTGCGCAGATGGCATGCTTCTGGAACGGATCGAGAGGGAACGAATACTGAGTCGCCAGGTCTAGAGTATCATACTCGGGGCATGGCGCCGCTGGATTAATTAGATGTAACATTTTGATACTTTCCAATGCCAGTAAAAAGGTTCAAATTTACTTAATCATCGTCCTCCATCAAGCACGCCTTTTCAGGAAGAGGCAGAACTACAGTCTGCTTCAGCCCCTCCTTGACTGCGCGCAAACGACAATTGAGCATCGCCTCCACTTCTTCATCCATGCGATTCAAGCGAACGCGCTTATAGTTCTTGTTATCTGGGTGAAGAACGAGCAAGTACATATCATCAATTACAAGTCCATATAAGTTCTCTAAGAACCAACGGTAGACGTTCAGCTGTAGCGTGTAATGCCAGTAATTACAATCGGGCAGATGCTGGATCGGCGGTAGACCCGTCTGAAACTTGTTCTCTGTCTTGATTTCCTTGCTGCGCTTCCAGTCATAAATAAGGAACTTACCATCACTCTTTCGCCTATAGACCATATCAATCTGACCCGCGAGCTTGTGATCCTCTGACCAGACCTCCCACTCTGTCCTGTAAGGCTCCAGGTCAGCTCCGTGTTCACGCCAGAAATTCATGAAATAGCGCCACTCCGTCGTCTCCTTGATGTGCGGAAGAATCACGTGTTCGGATCCGTTCAAGAACTGCTCAATCGCCAAGTGCATCGCTGTTCCCGCACCCGACGCCTCGCGTCCATTCGCATTCCACTGCTCTTCAATCTCCTTCGCAGTGATACCAGGCTTGTACCACTTGCTCTCTGTCCACTTCGGTGACGCCATCATCTTCTTGATGGTCCCCTTCGCATCGAAATGTCCAAAGAATTCGTGTAAAAACTTCGTACAACTGATGATTCCCTTACTGCTCCCCTGTACAGTATACACGTGTGTCGGCTCGTCAAACTGAATGTCAGCATCACGAGGGTGGGCGTTCGTATGTAATAATGTCATCCATGGTTCAGGCATTCTGCGTTTCTTCTATTTTTCACTTTAAGCGCCAGGAAATCCACCGAGTTCCATGATCAATTTTGCTAATAAATTATCACCTTCGATTTTCTTTTCCTTAGGGCGATAGACGCCACCGAGGTCGCTCGTGCCCGTGGCACCCGTGTAATACAGGAGGTGCTTGCCCTGGTTCCGCGCTGCCTCAACAATGCGACGGAATCGCGCATCATTCTCCCAGCGCTGCTTCAAGCCCTCGAGAAGAACATCACGCTTATTCGCTGCCCATGCGCTCTCATCGTAGGTTGCCTTCTGTACCTTGAAACCGGCAGGCTTCGTAGCGGCACGAATCGCTTCCATCTCCTCCTTGTACAAATCAAAGAGCTCATCCTCGGTGAGTGTCTTTCCACCGATTTCCTTGGACAACTTCTTTCTCAACATCGCCTGGTGAATAGATCCCTCGCTGCCAAAGATCTGCGGTGCCTTATTCGGCTGATTGGTGGCAACCTTGTACTTCATCGCGCCGATGAAGTGCTCCAAGCTAGGATATTCTACACCATCATCGGAGATGGGAAACGGCGCAATGGGCGACAGCCAGCGAGCCGCCGTCTTGTCACCCAGCTTCAACTTATCAACGGGTGTGATATCAATGTGAAACTGGATAATATCGTTGATTTCAAATGTGTTTCTTGGCACAGCTGCCACAGCCGCAATAGAAGGCGGTGGAGGAGCGCCTTGAGGAACAGGAGCCGCCGCGAGCTTCGGCACTGGAGCTTTTTCCTCGACGAAAGGAACGATAGGCAGCTGATACGCTCCCTCAACACCAGGGATAGGAACTGCATCGCTCGGCATCGCCCTCGGGGCAAGTTGCTTTGCCTCTTCGCGACCAAACTGAGGTGTCTTAGGTCCAAAATTAGGTGTCTTGGGTCCAAAATTAGCATACTGTGGGGATCCTACTTCATCGGGCTCAACCTGCTTGCCCTGTGTTCCCTTTCGCTTGAAGATAAACCAGCGGTTCAAGAATGAATACTGCTTCACAACATCCGACATTTCATACTTTTTACCAGAAGCCGCCGCCATCTTGTAGGACTCTTCAAACATATTTGTGCTATTCTGTAAACCGATCGCCTTCAGCTCAGCCGCATCAAGCAGCTCCAAGCCGATCGTTGCGAGCTTCTCTGTTAGTAAAGAGAATGGTACCAAGTACTCGCGGTGAGACGCACCGATGCTGATAAATTCTACATCAACAGCCATACCAAACGCCGCTGCGCCGCTAGGCATCTCCTCCTGGTCATACTGCTTCACGAGAGTCCAGATGTTCGCACCGCGCTCCATACCCACTTTCTTCTCGCCCTTCTTCACATTTCGCAACAGTTCAAAGACAGCCTCACCATCGAAGCAGCAACCGACGAAATACCCACCGACTTTCACGCTATCGCGAATATTCTCAAGAAGTCCATTGAACGACGCCTCATCCTTGAACAAATAGTGGAGGGCGAACATAATGGCTGCGCAATCCGCACCATTCTTCAGTTTACCCTTACCAAACTTCGTCACATAAGGCGGTACAGGACCACTCGGCTCCAGCTGTCCATAGACCGCCCGCATGATGTCGCGCTCCTCCTCCGTTGCGCCCGCCTCGCCTGACGCAATGGACTTCGCAGAGTCACCAATGGCAAACATCATCGGCGGAATCGTCGCACCACGAGCATTTACAAGTGTATTCAAGTAACGGCGATACGCACCATCGTCCGCATTCAGAATACTCTCACCCGCAATGTCCACGCCAAAGACAAATCCTACATTATTACGCCGCCACTTTTGAGCGTCAGCCGCCTTTCCCACAGCGAAATCAACAAGCGTCTTGTTCTTTCCCATGAGACCCTTATCAAGCAATATGTCCTCCTTGATGTACCGATTGTGGAAATCACGGAGACCACGGATGAGGGCTAAGTCTTGGACCGCTGCCTTCCTCTCCACATACCGAAGCGCGACGCCCTCGCGTCCCTCCGTTGACTTACGCAAAGCAGCGGACTCCTCAAGAGAAGGTACCTCTGAACCTGTCTTGATCATCATCTCTGTGATCGGTTCGTGAATACTGTTCCAAACACTCTCTGCAACCATGTCGCTGTTCAATGTACGTCCAACGATGCCGCGCTGGAATCGCTCTGTCTTATCGTGACGAACACGAACCGGTCGCCATCTCCAGCCAGGCAGTTGTGAGGGATCATACGCCATTTCTACAATGCTCTTATCCTGAATCGGTTCTAAAGAGCGGTCCGTGCTGATATACTGCTGATTTGTGCTGGGATCCTCAATGAGTTCGCGATAGCAGATACTCGCAACGGTATCAGGAAACTCCTTCGGGTTGAAGAGTACAGGCTTATAATCACGCTTCGCACCAGGTCTCTGAAGCTTGGGAAGCTCGCGCTCAAATAATATAGTATCACGAGGATTGTTGTACGCAGGATCCGCGCTACTTCCTACAAACAGACGCAGTGTCTTGTAGGTCACAGTCTCACCTGTACCCTCCTTGATGATGACGTCCTCCTTCTCCTTTCCTTCATCCTTTTGGATGGTGACGAGGAAATCAATGGTGTTGTCATGCGCAGGCTTCCACTTGAACTGCTCCAAGAATCCTACACCAGCCCGCTCAGGAAGAGGCGCCTCATTCGGTGTGAAGATGAGACCATCCGTGTTGTAAGGATAGTCCTCTGCCTCCGTCTTTTTCAAAACAGTAGCCGCCTTATGAAAGATGCTCTTATCACCTGCGCCACCGAATTCAAAACGCTTGGCTGAGACTTGGAGGCGCGTCTTCGGTGTCAGTCCCTTCACGAGAAGATCGGGACCATTATCTGCATTCCACGCCGAAATCCACTTATTGAGCAACTTGTGACGTGTCTGCTCAACCTCCGCCTTCTCAAATGGCAGAGAATCCACCTTCTGTTTTAGATTTATGTAGATATCGAAGAAGAGTAGCTGCTGAACTCCCTTACCTTCCTTGCTGACCGTGACCCACTCACCGTCCAACAGCGAATCTTTACAGGATTCCTTCTTAAGACCGGTGCGATAGACATTGAGAGCCATGTCGATCATGAAAAGTTCGCCCTTAGAATCAGTAAAGCCGAGTACACGAAGACCATCAGCCTTATCCGTTACGTTATATCCATCATAGAGACTCGGTACACCCTCTTCCTTCTTCTCAAGCATGTTCCTCAGCTCAAGTGTAACAGGCGCCACACCGCGAAAACGCTCCTCCTTTGTTAAGAGCTTGTAAGCATTGAGCACCTTATCCTTCATGGAACGACGGATGAGAAGTGTATTCTTCTGAAGACCGCGAAGCACTTCGCCGACACCCTTTACAAGTGAACTGAGTGCCTTCGTCTTCTCTGTATTTTCGGGTGTCCGCTTCAACTCAACTTCAATCTCGTAGGTGGGAGGTGAGCCACGGATATTCTGGTCCTGAAAGTTGCGAACCCACTTGTAATTTCCCTTCGCGTCCTTGAACGTGCTGTAGACGATGGACAAGTCAAACTGAAATCCATCGCCTTCAAATGACCACCGCCTAATGAGACGAAATGCCTTCTTCTGTTGAGCCCATGACGCGAGCACGTCATTAATTACAGCAGTCGGCAAAGGAATTTCATTACGTACCTTTACAGTTGTATCGTAGTCGTCGAGTTCCAGTGGCGGGTCATTTGACGCACGATCCTTGGTAATAGCGACATACGGCTTTCCTGCCATGCGATTATCACGACAGTACTGCTGTATAACACCCATTCCCGACAAGGTGAAGCGGTTGTTATCGGGTGTGGTCACTGTCAAACGATCCTCTTGAGGGAGTGCCGTATAACCCTTCGCCCGGAGTCTCTGTGCAACCGCCAAGAAGGCAGTTCCATCAATCTGACCCGCCTTCTCCTTGGACCCGAATGTAGCTTCACACTCGCGCAGAGGGTGTTCAACCCAATTTTGTACAATTGTCTCAAGAAGCTTATGTTCAGGAGGATACAGTTCCATAGCTCCAGTTCTATTTTTGAATCGCGTTTTCCCTTTGAGCCGCTTTCAAGTTTTAGGAAGACCTTGAACAAAGAATTGAAATCGCCTCGGCGCGACCCAGTGTACGGGAATAGTCATCTTTCTTAATTTTCTGACCTGGCATCATGCTGCGCGGTGTAAGATTGAGTTTTGTGAGAGAAACTTTAAGGTCCTCCAGTTTTCCATCCGCTACGGGCCACCCGATATTCCATTTCTCATCCTCCTTCTGTATAATCCAGTCATGGAGACTCTTACCCATTTTGAGTTCAGGGTTCTCGTAAACCCAGAGATTCTCGGAATCGAAGACCAAGACCGGACGGTCGCGTTTCCAAACACGAATGTCAGATGGAAAAAACTTGATTGTTTTGTTTTGGAGGGAAATCTGAATCTTTTGAACAGCAAAGAGTTCGCAGAGAGATTCCTCAAGCGCAACTTCTGACGTCGGTGCCTTCTCAGCCAACTCTGCTGAGAGAAGCTCCAAGATCTTCTTTCTTGACCAGCGACGCCCCACAAGATCATTGGGTACACGTTCTTGTAGCTCTAAAATCTTCTCCATCATAATTTGCTTCTGGAGACTGGGAGTCGATTCGCGGAACATGGGGTCCACGCAATACAGAATGCCGGAGAGAGCACCTGGTAGCGGAAGCAGCGCCTTTTGGAAACCTTCCCATTTTTCTTTTTCCGTATCATCATTTGTCGTCGTGAACGTCGGCAAGTGATGTTTATGAGGGTTTGTTGAAATCCATTTGTAAACCGGATCCATCTAGTCTACAGTACTTATGTTGCCGATGTTTAAACGGCTATCCTCCATGAGCTTGTCTCTTTCCTCAAACTCTTTTCTGTTTGCTTGACAAAAAGTCATGAACTTTTTCATCTTTTCAAAGGATTCTTTGGAAATGAGACTCGCGTCAAAAAAACTACCATTTGTGTTCTCACTGAACTTATCGTTCCCTTTCACCAAAATTTTGTAAATTTCGGCTTGTTCGCTCACTACCAGTTTCTTTACATCCTCAAAAAACTGTTTTCTTTCTTCATACTCCTTTTCAGTTAGTGCTGCTGCGGTTGCACTCATTCCTTTCCTTCCTCTTCTTCTTCTTGCTCTTCTTCATTATTTTCGTCACTTTCCGCGACGGCATTTGCCATAGGCTGCTGTACAGTCGCAGCTGGAGCGGCAATTGTCTTACCCAAGTAAACGCCGACACTCAAAATATATTCATCATTTACCTGGAAACGGGACTTCTTAATCTCCACCTTCACGACTTCGCCAATCTGAAGGCTATCAAACTCCTCATTACCAATATGAAGATCACGCGGCAGAATCACGTGGATCGCATCCTTGTAATTTACAAACATACCCATCTTGTTTTTGCGCAGAATCTCACCCTGTAAAATGGTTCCATCAGGCGGATAAATGACATTTCCTTCAGCCTGGATGTGATATACAATATCGCCCGTGTTACGTCCCTTTTCAATATAACCGACTGAGCGAGATAGAAGCTTCATTGTTCCGGGAATTACATATCCATGTAGAGAGCAACGTCCTTCCAGTTTCTGAGACAGCTTGTCAGAAAGAAGACCCTCAATCTTGACCGATCCTCTTGAGAGATCCCTCGGCGTGATCGGTATTTTTTCCTCGAAAAGTGCTATTGTCTCCATTCTGCTTTCTAATTGTACATTGGATTTAGGTGTCAATTTTTACTTACGTAATAGCCCACGGTGTCCTGTGCGAAGTGTGGAAATAGGTCTATAGAACCAGCGTTTACCGTTTGCGCCCATTGAATCCAACATACGTAGAGCTAAATCAGTCAGCATACAGACTTTATTGGAATTCTTTTTGAAGGTCCGCGCCCCTTCTAAGACTTCAGTCTGAAGTCCCATCGTTGTCCTCGCATATCGCCCAGCAAGTTCGCCGATTTCCTTAATAAGCTTTATGTGCGCAGAAACAGTACTTACATTGCCACACTCAGATCCTACATCAGGTTTCTTACCAGGTAAGACAGGGCGATTTGTCTTAAACACGAAATTGCCACGCTTGAAATTTACAGTGCCATAGACTTCGCCCGTCTTTGTTGAATCTGCCTTTATATTTTGATAGGGATCTCTCTCAGGATCTTCAAGGAGACGAACGATCGCCTCACTACAAGGCTGCCCCTCACACGAGTATTCGAGTTTTCCAGTATTTGCATTAAGAGTGCGGAATGCTATCGTTCCATCTGACTCGAGCACTTGTTCCTCCCACACCGGTAATAGATCTGCGTCATCGGCTAATTCCCCAAAGACAGCAGCCTGTTCAGGATTTGTTAAAATTTCATCCCACACATATTTGTACAGGGTCATTTTGTAGTGTTCAAGCAGCTCAGCGGATGTATGAACTGAGACGTAGAAATATGTAATCATTTCTATAATTTCTTTCATGCGGCGAAGTTCATTCTTGTTCTTTGAATACCGTGCGGATATAAGTGAGAGAATTGTCGACGGAACATCACCATCCTTCGCCCCACCGCGCATACGTGAAATCCATTTTCTAAATTCATTCCAGAAGATCATTGTTTTTTGTAGATCGATCTCCTCCTCTTCTGCCGCAACTTCCTCTTCCGCTGCCTCTTCGCCTTCTTCATCAAGAGCAGCTACTGTGGACACAAGTGGTGTATACATATCACGCTTAACAGGATATGTTGCCACGCGTAAGGCAATCGGTAACCGAGTGTCCATAATCCGATCGGGCTGAAATAAGTAAAATCCATTTCTGAATGTAATGTAGCCCTTGTGATTCTCATTCTGTATTTGAAAGCTGCGGTTATCAATGATTCCAGAAAGGAGTGTTACAAGAGAGATTTCAGGAATATCCGCAAATGCCTCTTTCAGATCATCATACGTGTAGAATGCTTGGCGCTTGAAAAGTTCTCTGAGGCGATCCTTCGTTGTGGATTCTCTATAGCGTGCTGAATATTCATCATATGTACTTGTATCGGCTGTCATCTCGTCTACATCCACAGGTTTTGCGCACTTATAGTCGCACGTTTCAATCCAGTCGCACACGCTCGTGTAAGGCATATCGTTTACATTCACAGCCGGTCGCTCCTTGCCCTGTGAATCCACCTGTCTTCTCGGCGGCAACCCCTCAATGTAGATGGCTTGGCGATTCAGATTACAATCGAGCGCATTCATTTTCAGGAATCGTGTGAGATTGCCCATGACGACAGCTTTGCTCATCGCCACGCGATACATATAGAAGTCCATCGTCTCTTTCCGCGCCGACTCAGGAAATGAATTCACGAGCAAATGGATTGTACAATTGCGATCTTCAGGAGGCAGAAGAGCATGACTGCACATACGAATACCACGTCCAAGTACTTGTTCCAACTTATTCAAGTGAAACCAGCTATCAAAGACATAGATGTCGCGAATAAACCGCAAGTCAATACCTTCCGCCGCCACCTGTGATCCGAGAACTACTTTGACTTCATCGCCGAACCGGTTTTTCTCAGAACGCGCCAAATCGACAGATTGCTTGTTGTTGGGGGAATATTCATTGCGCCCTGTAAGCATGACATACTTGGCTGCCACAAAGGGATGGTTGGCACCTCTGTGCTCCTTCTCCTTCAAGGCGCACTTCGCGCATTGGCGCCCGCCCTCCGTCTGAATACCGTCCTGTAGAAAAGGTAGCTCACGTCCCGCTAGCGTGTATCCATTTGCCTCAAGCGCCAACGCCAGCGTCAGCGCCCCAGATTTTACAAAACGACTGTAGACGAACGCGACACCCTTGGATGTACGCAGCCTCTTGAGTAACAGAGCCGCCTTCGGCGAATACGCAGGCAACTGATCCTCTTTTAACCACGCAGGCGGTCCATTACGCGCCGAGAATGTCTTCAGTGAGCCGCGGCTGCTCTCATCGAAACAGCTTGAAAATCCTTCCTCTCTTACACGGACCTCGCCAGGAAAGAGCCAATTACCCGCCTGAACAAGCAAATCAACGGAATTGACTCCCATACCCTTTTGTTCAATGGTATTTCTAGACAAGGCATCATAGAAACGAAGCGCGTCGCCCGTGAATTCAGCCTTGATGAGAGGAAGGCGAACCATCCGCTCTCTCTCAACATCAGGCACGGCTGCGCCATTCGGTGCAATCGTTGACCACGTGGTTACACGAGGGACATCTTCAGGCTGGAGACGAACAGGGAATGAAAGCGGATTCTCGCCGCGCATGAAAGACATGTAGGCTGAGGCGGTGTCGCCGAGAAGTTTCTTACCCATCTCCGTCAAAAGACCATTCTTAAAGACAACCGCATCACTGAGCTCAGCTTTCTTATCATTGCGAAGCAATAGATTAAATAAAAATATAATTTCACGATAAGAATTGTACATAGGTGTAGCAGTCAAGAGCATTAGTTTCGTTCCCTCTGCGACCTCCAAGATTTTGCGAAGAACGGGTGTAAGTTTCTTTCCAGCCTCGGATTCCTTCACCTCATCGCCACCAGCAGGCGCATCTATATTATCCTCGTCGCTTTCCGAGGAAATATCACGCAAGTTGTGTGCCTCGTCAATGATGATGAAACGTCCTGAAAAAATACTGCGAAGATTTTGGAGCTCAATCTGGGCACGCCGCTCAGGAGGAACGCCCTTGGGCACGCGCTCCATGATTTTATTTACATAGTTATAGAATTCCAAATAACCATACATGGCATAGCGCTTTCGCATAAGGCGCTGGACACGAGCCTGTACAAGATTCTTTTCACGAACAAATTCTGTATTGGATAGACGTAAATATGTGCTACCTGTACATCCGCGCGCCTCATTCGCTGCATCTTCAGAGTCACCGAATTTTACAGAATTGATGTCAAAAATCGTACGTTCAAATCCAGACTGAATATTGGGCGGCGCAATAATAATCACTTGCTTGCGTGGATATTTCTCCAGATATGCCTCTGCTGTGCTGACAGCCGCGCAAGTCTTTCCAACACCTACGCCATGAAACAGTAGGGCTGAATTGTAAGGAGTTTCAGGCGAAAGGAAACGACTCACGAATCGTTGAACAGGACTGATTTCAAACTCTTTATTGGGATCACATAAGTCCTCGCCCTCTTCAAGAATTTCCGCCATAGACCGCTGTTTATTTTCCGCAAATTCACGTTTTCGCAGCAACTTCTGTATAAAAAGAGGATCCTCTACATCAGGATACAGGGCACCCTCGGTCTCCATACGCTTCGTTTCATTCTCAGGAAATAATTTACGCTCTTTGAGAGCCACTAGAATTCGATCTCTTCTCTCAAAATCGGTTTCGCTCATCCAGAGATCCAAAATTTCTTCATTTGTTTTTCCAACAAGAGTTTGTTCTTCTTGGCTCATCTCTATCTACGTCGGAGAAACTTCACAGCCTTTGTTTTACTCATGAAGAACAGGGCAAAAGGATCGTAGAAGTGTAGTCAACTTCGTTAGAATTTCCCGTTTCTCAATGTTATCAGGGCGAATCTTCTGTAGAGCTTCTTCCAGGCTAAACCACTGGAGATTACCGATTTCACGTTTCATATGTAGATTCGTATCATCGTATTCAACCTTGAGTGAACTCTTAACAAACACAGTATAATACTTGTGACAATAATGTACATGATTTGATCCATAAAATGTCTCACAAAGTGGTTCAATATTCTGAATTACAGTTATGTGTTCCTTTTTGATACCTGTCTCCTCTGTCATTTCACGCAGGGCACATGCGAGATCATTTTCATGAGGATCTCTGCGTCCTTTAGGAAATCCCCACTCGGGAGTATCCCAATGAATAGTACATTGTTCAATCAGACTCTGAAATGAAAATTTGCCTTCTGTTGTATCGACGCCGTCGCGAAGTAATTGTAATTTCTGTCTCGATACTTCTTTATCATTTCTATAGTGCGACGAGCTTCGCGCATCAATGCCCCAGAGTTCACTCCATAGTTCATCGAACGGAACAGTGACTAGGCGCTCTCTCTCTTTATCTGTCATTCCCTGTATCTGTTTTGTGATATACTCAATGTCAGCTGGATTATATTTTCCTCGCAAAATCTCTACAAACCCTAGACTATCACGTCTCTGAATCAAAAGTACCTCGAGTTTTGAGGTATAGTTTTCAAAACCTGTATACGACGCTGGATTTGCTGTGAGAACGGCAGCCTGATTCCATGATAAATCATTTACACGAAAGATAACAGTTCCAAAACTTGTAACGGGGGCTGCGCAACCTCTAAATGTATGTCCTATTAGACCACAATTTGTACATGCACCTTTTGTAAAGTGAAACATCCTTCTTAATCAGGCTTCGTAGATTGTCTTTAGTCCTTTTTGACACTGTTGAGTAGATGCAATTCCCTCCTTCAGTCTGGGGTCCATTCTTTTGGCACACAATACATATTTCGGCACTGGGCTACCCTCAAAAGCCTTCTTATGGGCAGAAAAAGGCGGCGAAGGAATTTTTTGAAGCACTTGCGTTTTTGATACCCTGTCCCGTGTGTAGAGATCATTATTCACAATTCTTACAACAGACACCGATTTCACCATCACTAGACCGCAGAGAAGACTTGTTCAAATGGACAGTGGATTTACACAATGCTGTGAACAAACAGTTAGGGAAGCCAAGAGTGACGGAGGCGGAATCTATCGCTTTCTATTCGCGCCTTGGCTCACAGGGTCGCAGCCCAGTCTTCACACCCGACGATTTCGCGGAAGCCGACATGAAAGCTATCTTACGTGGGTTTGGACTTGGAGTCGCCGTCGCTGCTGTTGCTGGAGCTACCATCTGGTGGGTATCAAAGGGCGACTCTTAGTAGAATGGACATTAGTTCCGAGAAGATGACAAAAATAAAAGAGGGACTTCAAATCCCCTCACAAGCAACAGCGACACTTAAGAGCTCGGCGAAAAAAGTTGTCGTTGAGCCGGTTATGACAAATGATCAGATAAAAGCCAGAGAAGGTACATATTTTGATGATAAAGATGTCAAAGTCTACGATGAAGATGTAGATATATACGGCAAGGACCCTGAGACAGGTACTGAGAAACTTCTCGCAAAATTCCGCAAGAATGTCTTACCTAAGGACCTCATTGAAAAAGGCTGGGAAGCATATTACATCACGGCAGCCCCGTCGAGAAATCGCGGTGCGGCTGCTGGACCGATTGATGTAAAGGGCGCCTACTGGAAAAAGAGAAAACCGACTGAAATTACAAAATGGTCAGCACGTGAAATCATCAATGGAAAACCTAGTAAAATGCGCGTAAATAACAATGTCTTCAGCAGTGTTCTTGGATATTTTGAACAGACACCTTTCATGGGTCTTCCGTGCCGACTGACCTCGTACACGCAAAAGTATTTCAAATATTATAAACATGGTATTCCGTTTATTGAATCGATCAATGATGCGTTCAAACAGCTCATTCCAGACAATTACAAGCAGCAGCATAAGGTCGCATCCGCTAAACCGATGTACCAGATTGCTGATACAGCATTTTCTTCAGTGACCATTAATCGCAATTTTCGCACAGCACTCCATCAAGATGCTGGGGATTTCCGACAGGGCTTTGGAAATCTCAGTGTGATTGAGCGCGGAAAGTATCACGGTGGCTCCACACTCTTTCCGCAGTATGGCGTCGGCTTCAATGTACGCACGGGTGATTTCTTGGCAATGGACGTTCACGAATGGCACTGTAATACGGCAATATACGAGACACCTGAGGACAAAGTCTTTAATAAGAAGCTACCAAGAGTTCATCTTGATAATCCTACGACAGGGACTCAAGGCGCGGATAAACCTTATACGCGCATTTCATTTGTATGCTACCTCAGAGAAAAACTAATTAAGTGTAAGGATTCAGAGACGAGAAAATATTATAAACGCATCGCATTTGACCCTGAGAAGGGATATCTGAAATCTCGTTCACAGACTCGTAAAAAGAAAGATAATGAAGAACAGGAGTAAGGAGATGGATCCATTTCTAGCAAATGTATTAAGAAATCACCCCACACAACCAGTGGGATCTACGAATGGAAAAGGTTTTCTACCGAGTTTTTCACTGGGATCATTTGCTGCGACCGATAGTTCAACGATGGTACAAACAGCCTTCACCTATTTGTTCTATTTATCAATCACGGCATTCGTGATCTTCCTACTACTTATCATTGTACATTACACATACACACCGATCTTTTCTTTTTCAGCAGGCGACGGCGGATATATTAAGTTAGCCAGCGGAGTTGCGGATTCACAGATCGCGTGGGAAGATGAGCCGCCTGGATCAACATTGATTACGAAATTTACGAACATCTTACCATGTGGATTTACGGTATCACTTGATGTATTTATAGATAAGGACTTATCTTTATCGAATATGGAGCGCATGATTCTATATCGTGGTAAAACTCCTGTAGTACCCGATAAAACAAAGACACTACAGGCGAATTATCCTGAGTCAAACTTGTTGATCTATCTACAAAATGACACCAATGATTTAGTTGTGTCGGCGATTACAAGTGATGCCACAGGTTCATTCGTTGAGTCCGCGCCAACGGTCCTCAATGTTCCTATAAGAAAGCCTTTCCGCGTTACAGCCGTCTATTTACCTAATCTGCTGGAAGTCTACATGAATGGACGCTTCATTGGTTCTCGTGTATTGAAGGGCAAGCCCCTACAAACAGGGACACAGTTTCTCCCGCCACCTGAACAATTCCAGCAAACTGTAAAGATTCTCAATGTATCCTATTGGGCGCGACCGCTGCTTGCGAGGGAGATTGTTGCTGCTCCCCCTCCACTCCCTGACGCGTCAAAATTCAAGCCTTCTGATTTGGCACAGTGCTCAACATAGATTCGCAACTAACTACTGACTCTCCTTTTCTAGTTAAAATTCAGAGTCATTGGTAGAATGTGGTATTGGATTGTCGCAATACTTGTAGTCATTGTGATTTTCATATTATTTTACAGGGGTTATTTTAACCCTAAAGCGACTGTCGGTGGTGCTGTCGTGGAAGGACCGTTTCAATTATCAAAACCTGCTCCGATTTCGACCACAGAAGCCGCACAGCAATTTTTAACAGGAAACACAGGGTCTATACAATTTTTCGTGAATGTTCTTCCTTTCCAAAAAACGGGTCAAGTAACCAGTTGCAGCGCAAATCCCGGTGATCCTATGTGTAGTACCGATCGCTACAATATTTGCCCGTGTGTAATGAGGGACTGTAGTCAGTGTCAACACAAAGGATACAATAGTCTATTGAATGTTTCAAATGTTCTGAAAATGGAACTCGTGTCCTCTCCGGATGCGAGCCGCCCGGGTAAAGCGTCGGCGCAGCTCGCCATTAGAACTTATGGAATCCCCGTTGGCAAAACGGCTGAACAAACATCGATTGAAACGTTTGCTCTTCCTCCCCTCCCTTTTCAAAAGTGGATCGCCGTGACAATTAGCCGCGAAGGTCGGCGATTTGATGTATTTTACAATAATGATCTTGTTCTTTCTAAACGCACACAGTATTCCCTCGATCATGCTTCGGTTGGGTCGGCGCCTACATTGGGTGATTCAAGGCTCAATGGACAACTGGCATTTTTCCGTGTATTCTCTGAGCGTCTGAGCTTACAGCGTGTAGGTATTGAATACTCGAAGGTGACAAATACAAATGGCGAGCCACAATTTAGTGTAAATATGGATCTCATTACAAAGTTAAATCCGTGTCCAAATGGTGCTTGTATGAAACCAATTACGGTTCGTCCCGCATCGCCGCTTTATAGCTGGGATACGCAATATGACTAAAAAAAATGGAGTACTACAAGCAGAAGAAACATGAGCACTCTGAATTCAGTGAAACAAACGATTCTGTCTGGTGTTGGTGGCAGCAGTGTTTTATCCTACTTCGTTGGGTTTATCATCATCGTGCTCGGTATTACAGCCTTATATTACCTGTACAACTTTTTGTATGGTATGCCGACTGTACAGTCAACTGTAGTTGTGGGTGCCTCGATTCCTGCCAATCAGCCTACGGCATCTCAGTTGTACAATATCCCCCCGCCTTACGAGGGTGGTGAATATTCAGCAAGCTTCTGGACCTATATCACGGGCTGGAAGGACAGGGCAGGTCAGAGAAAGCACATCCTAGAAATCCGCGGATCAAACTTCTCAACGCTCGTTGTTGGTCTCGGTGTCCACAAGAATAACTTAGTTGTTCGTGTCCACACGAAGACACCTGGTGATTCCGCGGCACCGACACCTTCAGGTAAGCCGGCTGTAGATCCCGGACTGAGTGTCTCACAGAATACCAATCTGAGCACGGACAATGTGAAGCAGCTGTTTGCAGGTGGTCAGATGGATCAGGGTCTCTTAGAGACATATCCTCTCTGCGATCTGCCCGCAGTTGACTTACAGCGCTGGGTTCACATCGCCGTCATCCTCAATGGAAAGACATGCGATGTCTACATGGACGGTAAGCTGGCACGCAGCTGTATCATGCCGTCATTCTACCGTGTAGATCCCAAGGGTGTCAGTGCGAAGTTGCTCGACTTCGGTGGTTATGACGGTTTCCTAAGCGACGTAACGTTTGTCCAGAGAGCCTTGAATCCGGATGAGATTTACAGAATGTATATGTCCGGTCCTACCACAGCAGGCGGCGGTGGATTCATGGACTGGCTTGCGAATATGTTCAATGTGTCAGGCACACTCACACTCAAGACACCACAGGTGAATGTAACCTACGCAAAGAGCACAATACAAGTTGGAAGCTGAATTTAAAGTCTGTATTTCTTAGAGAATGGAAGCTGACTCCTCATCAGTAACGAGTATTTTTATGGGTGAAAGTTTCTTATCACAGTTCCTCTTGGCACTGGTTATCGTCACCTTAGTGTATCTTTTGTTTTTGTCAGTTGAGTACCTCTATATTTCTTTCATCAACATTGGAAGTCAGGTTGTAGATCTTTTTCCCTATACGGCATCCTCTGACGATAAGCAGGTTGTCATTCGCCAGGATGTAACAAAGTTTCCCGATGGAAAACTCATCCCGTTTTCAGATAATCAGAGAACTGGTATGGAATTCACCTACAGTTTCTATTTGTATGTGAATCCTTCCACCTTTACGGGCGATGATGCGCTTGCCTCTGTATTTTACAAGGGCTATGCGACACCTTACCCGCTACTGGGTCCTGGTGTCTTCATAAAGAAGAATGCGAACACAATGAGAGTTTTCATGAATTCTTACAAGAATCCTTACACATACTGTGATGTAGAGAATATACCTGTGAGGAAGTGGTTTCACTGTGCCATTGTTGCACGGAAGAATTCACTCGAGGTCTATATCAATGGAAACTTGTCGAAGAAGCTCAGCTTTGAGGGATCCTTGCCTTACCAGAATTTCCAGGACTTGATCCTCTTTAGCCAGAACAGCATGATTGTACGGGGATCCACGACAGCTGCCCTGGGTGAACAGGAAACATTCACGGTACAAGGCAGTTTTAACGGGAACCTCGGTGGACTCAAGTACTTTAGCTACGCGCTTTCTTACACGGAGATTCAGAGCCAGGTTACAGTTGGTCCAAGCAAGAAAGTCATGGCTGCGTCACAGGATATGCCTCCTTACTTGGCAGACACGTGGTGGACAACAAGTTATACACATACAGCCTAAATACTAAGATAGCGTTCTTTTTGTACTTCTTCTTTTGCTCTTTCCACAGCAAGAGAAGAATGACAGGTGGTGGTCTCCTAGGATTAATCGCTTACGGCGCCCAAAATGTGATTTTGAGCGGAAATCCGCAAATGACCTTTTTCTATAAGGCATTTCGGCGGTATTCGCATTTTTCACAGGAATCGATTACGACAATTATGGATGGACCGAATGAATTATTTTATGATCAGCCGATCAAAGTCAGGGCTAAAATACAGCGCAGCGGTGATTTGTTGAGTGACATGTATTTTTCATTTCGTGTTCCTGACATTTTCAGTAAATTCCTACCGACAAGTTATAATCGTCCCACACAAATTCAGTATCAGTGGGTTCGTTACTTGGGCGCCGCGATTATTCAGAATGCTGCGTTTTTCATTGGTGGGCAAAAAATCCAGGAATTTGACGGAAATTATTTATTGGCAAAGGCACTTGCTGATTATGATACTGATAAGTTTGATAAATGGCGCGAACTTGTAGGCGATATACCTGAACTCACAGATCCTGGAAATGGCGCATATGCAGGTGGTACAAATAGAACAGGATACCCGACAGTCTTTAAGGATAACACAAGCCCGAACGGTGGGCAGGTGAATCGCCCGTCGATTTTTGGACAAGATATTCATGTTCCTCTCTCCTTCTGGTTTTCTGATTTTAATTCTCTTGCGCTGCCTCTTGTGGGGCTTCAATACCATGAATGCGAAGTACAAATCACATTAAATCCTATACGAACACTCTACACGCTTTTGGACGTTTCCGGATACAGAGTGGCACCAGATTATAAAATGTTACAATCTCTGGCTCTGATTCGCAATAATCAACCTGATTATGTTACATCAGGTGATATAAGTGGTCAGTGGCGCTTTTTCGCGACAGATGTTGGTTCAACTGTTCCTTCCCTGAATGGCTGGTTCTTGAATCCTCGCATTCAGAGTACGTACATTTATTTAACGGAAGAGGAGCGTCACGTATTTGCGTCGACACCTCTCTCGTACATGTTTTCACAGGTAACAAATTACCCGTTTCCTGGACTCTTTAATCGGCAAATTCTTGATCTAGAGACACATAATCCAATCACACGCCTGCTCTTTGTACCGCGTCGCAGTGATAGTCTCTTGTATAGAAATGATTTTGGAAATCTTACAAATTGGTGGAATTTTCCCAATCCGCCGTTTAATCCGACTCCGAATCTGAGTGCAATAAACACGAGCGCGTATTCAAGTGGTCGCTTGATCCCCCAAGGTCAAATGGATATCTTGAGAGCTATACGTGTTATTTGCGATGGAAATGAGATCCAGGAGGAAAAGCCGATCGACTATTTTACAAAGATTACGCCGTGGAAGAGTTTGAACGGAAAACCTCTCAAACTTGTGCCTGTCTACAATTTTGCCTTAGGAAGCCCGTCAACGCAGCCAAATGGCAGCGTGAATGCGAGTCGTATTCGAAATTTCCAGGTGGAAGTGGATGTACATCCTTTGCCGGTCAATACAAACTATGTATATGACTTGAACATTTATGTGGAGAACATCAATTTCTTAGTGATTGAGGGTGGTATGGGCGGTCTCAAGTATGCGCTATAAACCCGTGCGGATTTTAATTTAGCATATAGAATAGGATGATAGTTTATATAACCGGTGCTTCCGGTTCAGGAAAAACAACACTTTTAAAGAGTTTATCAGTTAAACATTATGATTTAGATGATATTTACGAAAATAATTGGCAAAAACATAAAAAGATTGATACCGTTCAAAAAGGTGTAATAAAAGATATTAATATATTATTATCTGAGCATAAAAATATTGTATTTGTTGGACTTCAGGGAAAGGATAATTTACCATTCACA